AGATTAATTTTTTATCATTTAAAGTATTAGCTACAGATACAAAATTATTACCAAACATTGACTTGTAAGTATTGTAATTTTTAGTTACCTCAGCCCAAGTACGTAATACAATAGCTGGGGCTAAACTTCTATCAGTACCTCCAGATTTCTCAAATCTATCTTGATTTTGCTGTAATGAACGTTCTAGATCAGTATAAACATATAACATAAATACTTCATACCCTGCGTTTTCTAATTCAGATTTTAGTTCACTTGTTTGTTTAACTGAAGATGCTGTGCCATCTAGTATAAATGATTCTTGATTAGCTATGGCTTGTGGGATAGTTTCTTTCTTTAATTTAGATGTTGCTTGAGCCATTGCTTGAGAAGCTGTACTTCTATCTTCGGGACCAAGAGATTTTAAATCTAAAGAAATATTGGCTTGTTTTAACAAATCTACAAAGGTATTATCTAGATTAAAGATTTTTAAACCACCCAAATCTAAACCTCTTAAAATGAATCCTTTACCAGCTCCCGGAGCTCCAGCTAATATAATTGCTTTGGGAGTCCCTTGTACTTCTTTTAATAGCTGCATTAAACTAATCATAAAAAATAGTTTATTATAAATATAACCTTTATTTAAAATTCAACAGTATAAAGATATGAAGGAGCTTTCGCTCCTCCAAATTTTATCCTATATTTCTTTTTATAGTCGTTACAAAACTTTCGCTAGCGGGTTTGTGTTTTGGATTTTCTAGACTAAATATTTTATATACTGATTTGAATATGTCTAAGTTTTCTTCTTGTGTTCTTTCGGATTCGTGGATTTCCCAATTTTTGCCTTTAATTTTATTGCCACTTTTATCTTCACCTCGTGAAGATGATTTGAGCCAAAGTATACCTACTCGATCAATTTTCTTTTCAAAACATTCTTCATAGCATTTAGCATAAACTGCTCCTTGCAAATCATAGGTGGTTTGTAAGTGGTTAGAGGTTTTTAAATCTATAATCCATCTTTCACCTCCAAATTCACATACTAAATCACAAGTACCTGCTACTTTTAATTCATCAGAAAATAAATGTACTTCAGTTTCAATTAAAGTTGGGGTATGTGTTTCCCAAAAATCTACAAAGCGCAAAACCATTTTCCAGACTTCAATATCCATTGTAGGATATCCTTTAGAATCTAAATAATTAATTTCTTCACCATTTAAGTATGATTCTATAAGTTCATGGGTTAATGTACCAGCCTCGGCTGATTTTTTTACAATATAATCTGCTGTATATCCGTGTTTCTTCAACCAATCTTCGAAATGCTTACCTTTAGGATATGAATTTAAGACATATGTCACTGAAGGGTAATATTCTCCATTACGTCTGTAATATCTTGAATCTGGAAGAGTGATTTGTTTGTGATCCTTAGATATCTCTAGGATACGATTGTATGATTTTTTGATCATAATGTTAGTTTTTTCTCCATTAAACCATAGTAGGTTAAAGGGATTGTGTTTTGGATTAATTTAGTAAAATTTCTGAAGCCAAGTTCAGATGGGTCTTTGCTGGTTAATTCAACTAGATAAACTTCTTTACCTTCGTTTATTAACATTTCGCAAAATTTTAATGCCTGTTTAAGGGCGTCTTTATCTAAAGCTATATAAATCTTATCTATTGCTGATGTTACTAGACGTTTCATTAAATTAGGTTCAATGCTTTTGCCCAATAAGGGAATAGCATTTCGTTTAATTGCAATAGCATCAAATAGTCCTTCACATAGTACTATCGGGAGATTCCAATTGATTAAATGTTCATTTGGGATTATGTCTCGACTAACGGAAGGATTTCTATATTTTACATATGGATTTTTCTCAAAGGAACGAGCTGTGAAATAATTTAAGTTACCATCTTTATCATAAGTTGGTAATATAATCATGTTAGCGTATAATCCTTTGGAACAATATCCAATGTTATATTTTATAACATCGTATTGACTAATATTGCGTTTTTTTAGGTAGATTAGCGCGTGTTTAGCCATGATATCATTTGGATCGGGACATGCTAGGCTAACATATTCCTCGGGTAAAGACACGGTATTTACTGTTTGAGTATCTTTAAGTGAATAGGTAGAAGAGGACACTAAAGCCTTAACTTTAGATATGTTTTCAGGGATGGTTTTACACTGTTTAAATAAGGTATAAATGCTGTTTCCTCGCATATCGCAAGACCAGCAATGCCATGGGTTTTTACCTTCTTTGTTTTCCGTTAAGTTAACCTCTAGTTTAGGCTTAACATGATGGCAAAAAGGACAATGGTAGGCGTAGTTGTTTCGGGATGTGGGTTTGCCCACTCCCAAAACTGAATTTACTAATACTAATAGTAATTGATTTACCATAGCCTTAATATAATATATGAGATTTAGGAAGACAAAAAATCCTTAGAGAAAAATTTTCCTAAAATGTTGTTGTTGAACCAGTCATTGGGGTGTTCCAAAACCTCGTATATAAATTGATGTTTAACCTCAAAATACGTAAGCAATTTTTTATTGTCAACTAATTTTAAAATAACTCTTTCAAATTCGTTGTGTTTACCTTCGGATAATAATTTTTTAATTTCTGGCTCAGACCCATAATATGTTCCCCAATCTGATTCTTTGGTAACTATTTTAGTAGTTGGTTTTCTACCTGGGCCTGTTTGTATAGCTATTTCCTTTTTACCTAATTTGGTTTTTTTATTAAAGTAAAGTACTTTTTTACCAATGTAGGATTTATTTGTAGGGGTATGTGTTACAATGTAAACAAAACCGTACGTATCTTCTGGGAATTGAGATATGTCATTAATTGTATTTCCTTTATATAGCCAATTCATAATTAATTTTCTCGTCGTTCTTCGGGTTTATAATATTTTATACGATCATGCCAAATAGGGGAAGCTAACAATATAGCAGGATTAAGATTACCTTTTACTGTTTCTTGGTACATATGAGACATCCAAGTTTGTTCATAAGGATGTGCCCATTTTGTATCTATAAACATTTTTTTATTACCTGCTTTAGACGCAATCATAGGCCAGTTAGCATAGTATATTTCCCCATCAGCATAAGATACACTATCTAAAACATTAATATTTTTGAACTTAGTTCGAGGAGCATTGGGGTCTAAACCTGTTATAGGAAGTTTACTATAATGGGGCCAATCACGAGTTCTTACTTCTTGAGGAACATTATACCAACTTACCTGAATGTTGTTGTCCATATAAACTTCAGTATACGATAGTTTTAGAAAATCAAAATTTTCTTTTAACATAATTTTGTGAACTATGTTGTATAAATTAGATATGTATTTTCTAAATCCATTTCTACAAAATTGTCCTGAATATTCTGGGGGGTTAACTGTCATATCATCTTCAAAGAAGAACATAAAGTCAGCATCTGAATTATCAAAGTGTTCGGCTGCATATTGTCTTCCCCCACAAATACCAGTATTCCCTCCTAAATGAATATATTCAAATTTATATTCAGCAGCTATTTTTTCGTTTTCAGATTTTGCTTCCTCATCTGTAGAATTATCTAATAACACTAAATGTGGTGTTTCTAACCACTCAGGAGTTTTCTTCATAGATTCTATAGTATGAAGAAGTTGTTCTGGAAAGTTAAATGTTAGAATATATAAATTGGTTTTGTACTTAGATAAATCTTTATCTGTGATTCTAAGTGGAATAATTGGAGAAGTAGTAGATAATGGTTCTAGTGTTATATTATCTTTTATAAGATTTTCTGTAAATTTAACAACTAAACCATTATCATCCAACATATATCTTCTATATAAGTGTGGTTCTATGTAGGACATTAAAGTAAAAATACTTTCTTCTGTACCCATATAATCTTGACTTAGACTATTTTGTAATAGAGTATAGTACATAGAATTAGCATCATGTATTTGATCTTTATGTCCACCAAATAAACCTCCTCTACAAACATATTTTACTTTTGAACCCGCTATTTGGTTCATAGCTTGAAAATCAAACCCATGAATTTCTCCTGCAGATTCATAAGGATAACTTATAAATAAGAATGGATTAGAGTGGGGAATAATTTTATCTAAACATTTATCATCAACTAAATGCCCTGTAGGTACAGTATTAGTTATGCCTGCGTCTAACCAAAAAAAGTAATCAGTATTAAATGGATTCCATATACTGGCATCATGTAACATAAACATTTTAGATTGAACTATTGGGTTATACCATTCAAGAGTAGCTTGAGGACTTGATTTTAACCAACCTCCTTCTCCTGTTATGTTCAACCATTTATCACTAGTTCTTATCTCCTGTGTTTTATCCCAATGGGGTGAATATAAATTTTTTATATCCTCGAGTTCAAATATTTTTACAAAAGTATTTGATGGATCTCTATGTTCCCACACTATTTCT